GGACCGATCAGGTCGGCGCGGCCCATCTCCTTCAGGGCATCGCGCAGCAGTGGCCAATTGTCGGGGTCGTGGTAACGCAGGAATGCTTTGTGCAGCCGGCGCTGCCGCCCGCCGCGAACGGTCTCGACCTTGTCGGTCGCGCCGCGCCGCACGCCCTTCAGCGTGTTGACGCCGGTGTGGTACATGGCCGTCGCGGTCGCCATGGGCGAAGGCAGGAAGGTCTGCACCTGGTCGGCGCGGTAGCGGTTCTTCTTCAGCCAGAGCGCCAGCTGCAGCATGTCCTCGTCGGTCGTGCCGGGATGGGCGGCGATGAAATATGGAATGAGGTAGTATTTCTTGCCGGCTTCCTTGGCGGCTGCGTCGAACATCTCCTTGAAGCGGTCATAGGTGCCGATGCCCGGCTTCATCATCTTGTCGAGCGGCCCGCGCTCGGTGTGCTCGGGCGCGATCTTGAGGTAGCCGCCGACGTGGTGGGTCACCAGTTCCTTGACATATTCCGGGCTCTTGACGGCCAGGTCATAACGCACGCCGGAGGCGACCATCACCTTCTTGACGCCCTTGACCTCGCGGACCTTGCGGTAGAGCCGGATCAGGTCGTCATGCGAGGTGTTGAGGTTGGGGCAGATATCGGGAAACACGCAGGACGGCAGGCGGCAGGCCGCCTCGATCTTGGGGTCCTTGCAGGCCATCCGGTACATGTTGGCGGTCGGCCCGCCGATATCGGAGATCACGCCGGTGAAGCCCGGGGTCTTGTCGCGGATCTTCTCGATCTCGCGCAGGATCGAGCCCTCGGAGCGGTTCTGGATGATGCGGCCTTCATGCTCGGTGATCGAGCAGAACGTGCAGCCACCGAAGCAGCCGCGCATCACCGTCACCGAGAACTTGATCATGTCCCAGGCGGGGATCTTGGCGTCGCCATAGGACGGGTGCGGCGCGCGTGCATAGGGCAGGTCGTAGACGGCGTCCATCTCCTCGGAGGTCAGCGGGATGGGCGGCGGATTGAGCCACAGGTCGCGGTCGCCATGGCGCTGGACGAGCGGGCGGGCATTGCCGGGATTGGCCTCGCGGTGCAGCACGCGCGAGGCGCGGGCATAGGCATCGCGATCGCCCTCGACCTGCTCGAACGATGGCAGCCGGATCGCGATATCGCCGGGCTTGCGGCTGGCGCCTTCGTCGGCGGAATCGAGATCGTCGGCATGGAGTTCCGTAAAATGCTCGGGCACGCGGCGAAACAGGGCGACGCCCCTGATGGCGTCGAGCTGGCGTGGCGTGTCGCCGGCGGCGAGCCGGTTCGCCACCTCGACGACGGCGCGCTCGGCATTACCGTAGATCAAGAGGTCGGCCTTGGCATCGGCCAGGATCGAGCGGCGCACCTTGTCGGACCAGTAGTCGTAGTGGGCGATGCGGCGCAGCGAGGCTTCGATGCCGCCCAGCACGATAGGCACGTCCTTGAAGGCCTCGCGGCAGCGCTGCGTATAGACGATCGTGCAGCGGTCCGGCCGCTTGCCGCCCTCGCCGCCCGCCGTATAGGCGTCATCATGGCGCAGCTTGCGATCCGACGTATAGCGGTTGACCATGGAATCGAGGTTGCCGCCGGTGACGCCGAAGAACAGCCTTGGCCTGCCCAGCGCCTTGAACGGCTCGGCCGACTGCCAGTCGGGCTGCGAGATGATGCCGACCCGAAACCCCTGGGATTCGAGCAGACGGCCGATGATCGCCATGCCGAAGCTCGGATGATCGACATAGGCATCGCCCGTGACCAGCACGATGTCGCATTCATCCCAGCCGAGCGCCGCCATCTCGGCGCGGCTCATCGGCAGGAACGGCGCAGCCTCCCGGGCGGGAGAGCCGCGGACCGACAGGGGAGTGATTTCTCTCTGGGCGCTGGCTATGGTTTCCATCGGCCGACGTATAGGCCGCCGCCAAGGCGAATTCAATTAAGCTCGATCTTGGGCTCCGGAAATGCATTGGGACGATGGAGCGCGCCCGCTTATGGGTTGCGTCGAGCAGGGCCTCAAAACCCGAAAGGCCGGGCGCCGCAGCAGGAGCGCGTAATTCCACCAAGAGAATGGAGGTCTTGGTTACCACGCCCATCAGCACAACCAGGCCAATTACCACGGGCATTGGAGAAGCTGGTGCCTGCCACCACTGGAGGCAGTCGTGCTCCACGGCAAACTGCAGCATTTTCCACTTTGAGGCGAAATAGTTCTCAACTATGGTCTTGCTAGGCTTAAGGCATGGGGGATTGCCGATGGTTCTATCACGCAGGGGTGTCGTGATCGGCGGCCTGGCGCTGGTCGCGGTCGGTGCAACCGGCAATATTGTTCAAGCCGCGACCGCGAAATCCTTTTTCGCCGGCACCGCCATCGACAACAATTTCGTCTATCGAAAGACCAACTTCGCCAAGATAGACAAGAGATGGCATCGCCAGATCGTCAAGTATTTCAGCAGCGAGCCGGTCGGCACCGTCGTGGTCGATACCCGCCACCACTTCCTCTACCTCATCATGGAAAACAAGACCGCCATCCGCTACGGCGTCGGCGTCGGCAAGGAAGGCTTCAAATGGTACGGTCGCGCGACGATCGAGCGCCGCGCGCTATGGCCGCAATGGGTCCCGCCGCCCGAAATGCGTAAGCGCAGGCCGGAACTGCCGGACATGATCGCAGGCGGCGCGTCCAACAATCCGCTCGGGCCACGCGCGCTCTATCTGTACCGCGACGGCGCCGACATCGGCTACCGCCTGCACGGTACGCTGGAGCCATGGAGCATCGGCACCGACGCTTCCAGCGGCTGCATCCGCATGTTCCCGGAAGACATAATCGACCTTTACCAGCGGTGCCCGATCGGCACCGCGGTGGAAGTCCTGCCGCACATCGCCGACCAGGCGCCCGCTTCCACCTCTGTCGAATGATGGCGCCTCATGGACCGCATGATTGAAAACACCCGCCGGCTGCTCGCCGCCAGCCTACTGGTGCTGACCGCATCCTGCTCGACCAGCAACACGCTGGCCCCTTCCACGCCCGACGTCACCAACGCCGAGATTGCCGCCTTCCAGAACGTGCAGCCGGGCAGTGAGGAGGATTTTATCCTTAATGTCGGCCGCCGCACCTATTTCACGAAAGGTTCGGCCGCGCTCGATTCTGTCGCCAAGACCACCCTCGACACCCAGATCGCCTGGTTAGCAAAGTATCCGCGCTGGCTGCTCAAGCTGCAGGGTTTCGCCGACGATCCCGGCGCAAACGAAACGGCGCTGTCGCAGCAGCGCGCCGATGCAGTGATGGACTACCTCGCCGCCGGCGGCATAGACCGTAGTCGCATGTGGGCCAAGGGTTACGGCAAGGACAGGCTCGTCCGCGACTGCCCTGACGCCGCCTGCAGGTCGCAGAACCGCCGCGTTGTGTCTAATTTGCGCGATGAGAGGGACGAGCCGTAGAGGGGGAGTTGTCTCAGGAGATGGGAGCGGCTGGTCAACGCCATTGCGAAGGGCCATGGCGACCCAACCGTGCTGGGACCGCAATCAACAACGCTGAACGAAGAGCCCAAGAGCATTTTGGCAGGGTTGCATCGGGTACCCGCTGCGACCGATCGTGCTGCACCCTGCGGTGCTCGCCCGCTACGAGGGGCAACTGAACCAACTTCGGACGGGGCGTGCCAAGGGCATTGCTTCCTGGCGATTCCGGATGTGCAGGGGCAATGCGTGGCCTGATCGAAACCGTTACGGTGTTTCGAGATCCTCGAAAACCGGCGCGTTGAAGTCGAAATCGCTGGTCGGATGACGGCACTCTTGGCAACAACGCCTTCCCCACAGCGTCCAAGGAGTAGGGGGAAGATGGTAGCGGGAGAGGGATATTAATCGATAACGAAATCAATGCGTTATCTGCCACCTGTCCACATTCTGTGGAAAAATGAGTCCACAAACGAAATAAGATAGGTTCGATTTCCGGGCCGCAACGAAAAAGGCCGCCCACTGTTGCTGGACGGCCTTTTGCTCGACAAAGCTTCAATTTGAGGGCGGTTTTGACCGCCTAGTCCATGGTCGCCTCCATCGCTGGTACTCCCCGTTCTCTTGACGGGCGTGAGCAGAGATCGGCCCTCATCCTCCGTTTCTGATCCTCGGGCATATGCAGCCTTTGCCTCCGGGCCGTTTCTGATACTTTCACGTTTATCGTGTTTTCTGTTGTATGTCACGTAAAAAGTGATTATGAATGGAGGCACAGATGGAGACGTGAAATGGACATCGAGCAGAGCCTTCGGCTTCCCCAGGTGATGGCAATCACCGGGCTATCTCGATCCGAAATCTATCGGCGAATTTCGGCCGGCTTGTTCCCCAAGCAAACCCGCAAATCGCACAGGGTCTCGGTGTGGAAAGGTAGCGAGATCGCGGCCTATCAGAAGGCGGTCTTCGGTGCCTGAGAAAACAGATCAACGGCCGGCGATCGAGCCCAACCGGAAGGTTTGGCTCCCAACGAAAGGGCCATACGGGCGGCGCTGGCACCCCGATCTGTGTGACAGCGGCGGCCAGGTTCGCCGCGCCCCATTCCTTGATGAGTTGGACCGGGACGACCAATGACCGCAGACAGCGATCTCTCGGACCTGCTCGGCGACGACGAGCCGGCGCAGCCTGAGTCGCCGCGTCCCAAGCGCGGACGGCCGACGAGAGAGGAAGCGGCGCGGCGCTTGCAGGAGCAGGCCAGCAACGCGCTTCCCCATTATACAGAATTCCGTCGTCCAGTCGGCGTGACCTTCCTCGCCAACATCCTCGGTGTGTACCCGAAGCAAATTCAGCGGCGCCTTGAAAAGTGCCCCATCGACTCGTTTGTGACCCATGGTGGCAAGCAGCAGCCGGTGTACGACTTCCTCACCGCGATGTCGTACCTGATCCCGCCGCGCGGAAGCATCGAAGACTGGTTGGCGCAACAGAACCAGGCGTCACTGCCGCCGATCGTCTCCAAGGCCTATTGGGAGATGACCAATGCACGCATCCGCGCGCTCACGGCGGCCGGGCAGCTTTGGCACGATGAAGACGTGCTCATGACCTTCGGCCGCGTGGCCATGTTGATCCGACAGGAAACCAAGCTCTGGATCGAGAACATGCCCGGCCGCGACCGGCTCAGTGACGAACAATACAAGCACCTTCTCGCGGCCGTGGCCGATCTGAACACGCAGATCAAGGAATCGCTCACAACCAAGGCTCGCGCCTGGCAGAAGACGACAGCGCATTCGCACGAGATCGCTAACGAGCTTGAGGGGACCGACACGCGCCCGCCAGACGATCTGCCGGGTGACGAATGACCGCGAGAATGCGCCCGCCGTCGATCAATGACCTGATCGACGCAGCACCATATCAATCACTCGAAGACCTGCTGATAAAAGGCTTCGAAAGCCTCACGCCGCAGGAAATCCTTAGCGTCTCCGAAGCCGCTGAAAAGTACATGCGGATCGGCGGCGGCGGTGGCCATAGCGTCCCATGGTCGGGCAAGAAGACGCCCTACCTTCGCGAACCGATGGACCTGCTCAACAGCCTCGACTACCAGGGCATGGTGTTCATCGGGCCGGCCCGTACTGGCAAGACCATGATGAGCCTCGGCTGGCTCACCCACACCGTCAAAACCGATCCGCGCGACATGCTCTACATCCACATGGATCGCGAGAACGCGCGCAAGTGGTCGAATGGCGATCTGAAGCGCTACCTCGAAGCCTCGACGCATGTGCGCGCCGAGCAATTCACCAGCCGCCAGGACGACAACACCTTCGACAAATGGTTCAAGTCGGGGATGCGGTTCCTGCTGGCGTATCCGACCGCCAGCAACCTTTCCGGCATCACCGTCCCGTGCGGCTGGCTGATCGACTACGACCGCATGGATGACAATGTGGACGGCGAAGGCAACCCGTTCGATCTGCTGCAAATGCGCACCACGACCTTCGGCCGCTACGGCATGACCGTCGCCGAATCGTCGCCGAACCCGAATAAGGAAATCCAAGACCCGAAGTGGTCGCCGCCGAAGAACAGCCCGCATGAGGCACCGCCGATCCGTGGCATCTTCGAGCTATACAATCGCGGCGATCGGCGGCGCTGGTATTGGTCCTGCCCGCATTGCCGTGAGTCGTTCGAGCCCGACTTCAAGCTGCTCCGCTACCCCGATACCGACGATATCATGGAGGCGCGCGAGAAGACGTACATGCTTTGCCCGGTCTTCCAGTGCGGCGGCATCCTTGAGCCGTACATGAAGGAAGAACTCAACGAGGGTGGCCGGTGGGTGAAGGACGGCATGATCTGGCTTCCGGCTGAGAAGCGGATCATCGAGCGCAACGGCCTCAAGGCGTCTCGATCCAGCATCGGTTCGTTCTGGATGAAAGGCCCGGCCGCCGCGTATCAGGATTGGGGGCAACTCGTCGAGAAGTACCTGCGCGCCGAGAAGGCGTTGAAGGATACGGGCGACGACGCGCCGCTGCGCAAGACGGTCACGACCGACCAGGGCTCCTTCTACATCCCCGCGTCGCGGCTGTCCGAACGTTCGCCGGAAGACCTGAAGAACAAGGCCGAGGATTGGGGATCGTCAGAGCCAGTGGTGCCTCACGGCGTCCGCTTCCTTATCGCGACGGCCGACGTGCAGAAGGCCTCATTTGTCTGCCAGGTGCACGGCTTCACCGAGTTCGGCGACATCGTGGTCATTGACGCGTTCAAGCTTAGGCTCTCGAACCGCCTGAACGGCGCTGGCGAGAAGTTGCCGATCGAGCCGGCCGCCTACGCCGAGGATTGGGACGTTCTCGCGGAAGTCCTCGATAAGACCTATCCGCTTGCGGATGCCTCTGGACGCCGGATGCGTATCCGCGCGCTCGGCTGCGACTCGGGCGGCTATGAGGGCGTTACCGGCCACGCTTACAATCTCTATCGCCGGCTGCGCAAACAGGGCGAGGGCAAGCATCGCCGCCTCTGCCTGGTCAAAGGTGAGCCCTCGAAGACCGCGCCGCACGCTCACACTAGTTGGCCCGACTCCAAGCAGAAGGGCATCCATGCGGTGGCAAAGGGCGACGTGCCGGTGATCATGCTCAACTCGAACCTGATGAAGGATCGCGTCTCGAACATGATGGCGCGGCGCGTCGGCGACGAGAGCCAGGAAAACGACGGCGCTAAGCTGCGTTACCCCGACTGGATGCCCGACTGGTTCTACAATCAGTTGACCACCGAAATCCGTACCGACAAGGGGTGGGAAAATCCGCTCAAGCGGCGCAACGAGGCCTTCGACTTGGCCTATTACGCGCTCGGCCTGGCTATTCGCCCAATGGAAAAGCTGGTGCCCTACGTTACCTTCAACCTCGACAGCATCGACTGGACCAACCCGCCGATATGGGCCGCCGAGTGGGACGACAACGAAATGGTTTTCGGTGGTGACGCTGCAGCGGTCGACGAGAAGCCAAAAACTGAGGTCAGTAGCTTCGCGGCTCTCGGTGCAAAGCTTGCCTAGACTTTCACTTTTATATTGAAATACACTTATTTATTGCCAATCTTTCACGTTTAGGCTACATATACGTGAAATCATAACTTGGATTGGCAATGGCGACCACCGCCGACCTCCTGACCGAAGCTAAAGCCGCGTATCACCGACTGCAGATCGGCGAGTCGGCTGTTGAAGTGCGCGATGCGACCGGCGAGTCGATCCGCTACACGCCGGCCAATGCCAGCCGACTCCTCGCCTACATTCGCTCGCTTGAAGCCGAACTCGCCGGCTGCACCCGTGTCGTTCCTCCGTTGCGGCCGGTGTGGGGATGAGCCAATTCGATCTCTCGGACCTGCTTGGATCGGATGCCGGTGTCTCCCCGGCGATCCATGCGGTGCAGCCGCCCGTTGCCTCGGCGGTGGCAACGGGCGGCGTAGCCTATGACGGTGCCGACAAACTGAGCCGTTTGGCCGGCTGGCAGCCCCCGCTGCGCTCGGCCGACGCCGATCTTCTTCCGCTCAAGGACGATCTCGACGCGCGCTCGATCGATACGGCGCGCAATGACGCCTACGTGGCCGGTGGCGCGACGATCCGTAAGGACTCCATCGTCGGCACGAAATTCCTGCTCAACGCCAAGCCCGAAACCAAGCTCCTGTTCGGCAAGGAAGACGAGCAGTGGGAGACCGAGGCGCAGGAAGAAATCGAGACCAAGTTCACGCTTTGGGCCGAAAGCGATCAATGCTGGCCCGACGCGCGCCGCACCAAGACGCTGACCGACATCGTGCGCCTGGCAGTTGGCGTGCATCTCACGACCGGCGAAGTCCTGCAGTCGGCTGAATGGTTCGATGACGGCCGCCCTTATGCGAGCGCCGTGCAGATGATCGACTCGGCGCGGCTATCCGATCCGCGCGATCGTATCTTCCAGCCGTACAAGGGCAGCCGTCTGCGCAAGGGCGTGGAACTAGATTCGTTCGGCGCACCGCAGGCCTATTACATCCGCAACGCGCATCCGGCCGACTACCGTTCGAACGTCATCGTGACGCCGACCTGGAAGCGTATCCCGGCCCGCAAGCCCTGGGGACGCATGATCATCAATCATGTGTTCGAGGAACTGCGTCCCGATCAGACGCGCGGCGTTGCCGCCATGGTCGCCGCGCTCAGCGAAATGCGGATGACGAAACACTTCCGCAAGACCGAACTGGAAAGGGCGGTCGTCGCAGCAACCTACGCGGCTTCGATTGAGTCGGAAATCCCGCAGGATGTGACGGCCGCCCTGGGCGGCGGTGCCGGCGACGGCAACGCAACCACGACCTGGATGAACGCGTACCTCAACGCGATCACCGAGTATGCCAGCGGCGCCAAGAACCTGCACATGGACGGTGCGAAGATTCCGATCTTTGCGCCAGGCACCAAGCTCAAGATTCAAAACCCCGGAGCCAACAGCCCGGCCGGCGACAAGTTCGAGCAGAGTCTGCTTCGCTATATCGCCGCCGCCTTGGGCGTCTCCTACGAGCAGTTGTCGCGCGACTACACGCAGACGAACTATTCGTCGGCGCGAGCATCGCTCGGTGAGACCTTCAAGACGATGCTCGCGATCAAGCGCAGCGTCGCCGACAAGGTTGCGAACTTCATCTACCGCCTCTGGCTGGAAGAAGCGATCAACTACAAAGACCTCGAATGCTTCAAGCGTCGCGATACACCGCGCTTCTACGACGGCCTCAACGCCGAAGCGTTCAGCGCCTGCGAGTGGATCGGTGCCGGTCAAGGGCAGATCGACCCGCTGAAGGAAACTCAGGCGGCGGTTCTCAAGATCAAGAGCGGCCTGTCCACGCAGGAAACCGAGATCGCGAAGATGTCGGGCGGCGACTGGCGCAAGACCAAGCGTCAGATCGCCCGCGAACGCGCGCTCGATAAGAAGTTCGGCAACCCGTCGATCTACGACCAGACCGATCCGAACATGACGAATTCGCTATCGGCCACGCCAAACGACGGAAGCAAGGCGGAAGCCGTTGGCGAAGATCAGGTGCGCGAAATCGCCCGTGAAGAAGCGCGCGAAGCGGTGAAGGAGACCCAATGAACCCTATCATCGCTCAGTTTCAGGATCAGCCCGCGCTCATCGACGAAGGGCAGGGTGCATGGCTGCAGTCATCGCTGCTCGCGCTCGGTGCACGCATGGGCGAAATCGAGAAGATGACGGCCGAGTCGGCTGCGGCCGATTTCTGGTTTCCCGAGGATGACTACCGTTCGCGCTATCGCCCGTACGTCGTGAAGAACGGCATCCTGCACGTTCCAGTCAAGGGCGTGCTGTTGAACGACTTCCCGTGGGCCTACGGCGCATATGCGACGGGCTACGAGTACATCTACCAGGCCGTCAAGCGTGGCGTGGACGATTCCAACGTCAAAGGCATCGCCTACATCGTCAATTCTGGCGGTGGCCTGGTCGCGGGCAACTTCGACCTGGTGGATCGGCTGTATGCCCTGCGCGGCAAGAAGCCCATCCGTGGTTTTGCCGAGCACGCTTACTCTGCAGCCTACAACGTCATTTCGGCCGCTGATCCCAAAGGCATCACCGTCTCGCGCAGCGGTGGCGTCGGGTCAATCGGCGTCGTCGTGGTCGCGATCGAGTATTCCAAGATGCTCGATGCAGCGGGCATCACGGCCAGCATCATCCGCTCCAAGCCCGACAAGATGGAGGGCAATCCCTACGAGAAATTGTCCGAGGGAGCGCGCGAGCGGATTCAGGAGCGCGTGGATGCATTCCACGAGCAATTCGTCGCTTCGGTGGCGAGAAACCGGGACATGACGGAAGAAGCGGTCGACGCAACCGACGCGCACACCTTCATGGCTCAACAGGCGATCGACAACGGCTTGGCTGACGCAATCGGAGCCCTGGACGACGCTATCACGGCCTTTGAGGCCACATTCTCAGAAGGAGATGAACAAATGGCCGAACTCACCCAGGCCGATCTCGACAATTCCAAAGCCGCAGGCAAGGCCGAAGGTCTCGCTGAGGGCATCAAGCAGGGCGCCGCCGAGGCAATGGCTCGCATCACCGCGATCCTCGGTTCCGACGCCGCCAAGAAGCGTCCGAAGGCAGCCCTCAACGCCGCTCTCAAGACCACCATGTCGGCCGACGAGGCGACCGCGTTCATCGGCGAACTGGCCGAGGAAAGCGCCGCTGAGGCCACTCCCGGCGCGCCGGAAGGAATGTTGCGCGACGCGATGCGCAACAGGGGCGCTGGCGTCGAAGCTGAGGGCGACGACGACAAAACGGAACTGAGCCGCGCCGCAAAGACGCTCGCCATGGTCAAGGGCAAGTAAGGCCCGAGGCGCAACCGAAGACAGGAGAAAGTCAACATGACTGTCAATCTTCCGAACCTCGGTCCTTCTGCCGGCACGCCGTCGCAGTGGACCGATACCATCAACCCCGTCCTCGAAGGTCTGATCGTCGGTGATACGCCGGTCGCCGTCGTCCAGGATTTGCAGGCTGCGGCCAACCAGACATTGGAAGCCTACACCCCTGTCGGCTTTGACGGCTCTGGCAACCTGGTCCCGGCAGTGATCGATACCGTCACGCCGGCCAACAGCATCAAGGCGATCGGCATCACGCTGTTCAAGATTGTGATCCCGAACGGCCAGAACCCCGGTCTCCCGATCCTGCGCAGCGGCTGCCTGGCCAAGCACATGATCAATTGGCCGGCCAGCTTCGACACCGACGCGAAGAAGTTCGCGGCGTTTGCCGGCGCCCCCACCCCCACCAACGTCGTCGTGCGCGAAGTCTACTTCGGCTCGACCGTGGCGGCCCCGTAACCCTTGCAGGCTCGCTAAGCCTCGAACTCTAAGGAAAGAAAATCCATGGGTATCGAACTCTGGACTCCCAAAGACCTCTACGCCCTGCGGCAGGACGACCGCTACAAGGCGATTCCGTCCTACTTCCTGGACACGTTCTTCACGCAGACCTTCTTCTCGGAAGACGGTGCAATTCGCTTCGGCGATCTGCCGGCATCCACGCGCTTCCTGGCGCCGTTCGTGCTGCCCTACGAACAGGGCCGGCCGATGCAGATGTCCAGGGGCGAGTCGATCTCCGAGATCACCGTTCCGTACATCAAGCTCAAGAACGCCGTGCGCCCGACAGACTTGAAGAACATCCGTCCTTCGGAAGTGTTCATCAACGCCGGCCGCGTTCCGACGCTCGCTGAGAAATATGATATGCGCGTCTCCGAGATCACCGAGATGCACACCCGCGCGATCGACGTGCGCGAGGCGTGGATGGCGGCCCGTGCCTTCATCGACGGCAAGGTGCAGATCGACTATGACCGCGATCAGGGCGCGGACAACCCGTCCGTTCTGCTCGACTTCGGCCGCGCTGCCGGTCACACCGTCACCAAGTCGGACAACTACTGGAGCGATCCGACGACCGACATCCTCGGCGATCTCCAGACCTGGATGAACACCATGTACCTGGCCAACGGTGGCGGCTCTGCCGCTCAGTTGATCGTGGGTGCTCAGGTGGCCCCGGTGTTCCGCAAGAACAACGGCATCAAGGACGCGCTCGACACCCGCTATCGCGGCAATGACACCGTGAACATCTCGCTCGGCATCCTGCGTCAGGAACAGCCGCTGACCTACATTGGCCAGCTTGCCGATGGTCTCAGCGTATGGTCCTACAAGGACACCGTGGATGTGCCGAACGGCTCGGGCGGCACCACGAAGGTGGACCTGTTCAACGAGAAGGATGTCCTGCTTGTTGCGCCGGGCGCAACCGGCGTGAAGGCCTACGGCGCGATCTTCGACAACGACGCGATCGAGGCCGGCCTGCAGAACGACCGCGTGTTCGGCAAGATGTGGCGCGAGAAAGACCCCGGCGCCGACTTCCTGATGCACCAGGCCTCGCCGCTGCCGGTTCCGCTCTACCCGAACCGGACCTTCAAGGCCCGCGTGCTGGCGTAAGCCCGAACGAAACTCAACCCCACGGCCCGGCTAATCACTGCCGGGCCGTTTTCCCAACGGAGACATCCAAATGTTCATCAAGGCAATCCATACCATTCATCGCGATCCGAAGGCCAAGCCTCCGGTGATCGAGGCTGGCAAGGTATTCCATGCCGATCTGATCAGCGCCAAGGAAGTTGACTATTTGCTGCGTCCCGATGTGCGCGCGGCCGTTGAGGCAACCGACGATGACCTGATCAAGGCCGGCCTCAAGGCGGCCGACGAGGATCACGAGGCTGATGCCCGCGCCGCTGCCGAAGCCG